CATGCTATCTCTCATTGGGAAATTGAATATAACGATAATTGGTTGGGATATAAAGGGGTATATGCCTGGAAACAGAATAAAATGGAGTTTTGATGAAAAATTATTGTTTTCATTGCGAAACATGCAAAAACGATTTTGAATACAACGAGAGATATGATGCTTATTTTTGCAGAACATGCGATGAATGGACAGAGAAAAAATGCGATGATGATAAATGCTGGTATTGTGTAGGTAGAGGCGAAAAACCATCAAATCTTAATAGATATCACTTAGACTCTTGATCTTGCTCTCAGTTGTGTAGTACTGTTTTCTTGAATGTAATATATCAAAATGTAATATATCAAGAGGAAGAATGGCTAGGCCACAAAAGGAAATCAATTGGGATGTAGTAGATAAACTTATTGAAGCTGGATGTAGCGCAAGAGAAATCGCAGCTAAGTTTCATGTTAATAGGGACACTTTTTATAATAGATTCAAAGATCATCATAAATGCTGTTTCCAAGATTATCATGACAAGACAGCAGAGGCAGGCCTAGCCGATATTCGGTCAATGTTGCAAGCCAAAGCCATTAACAACAGCGCTCCTGGAAACACAACATTATTAATATTTTTAGCTAGATGCCGCCTAGGAATGCGTGAGCCTGATATCATACAACACATCGCACCTAACCAGGACAAGCTTGATCAATCGCATCTCATCATGGAACTACAACACAAAATCGCAGAACTGGAGAGTAAATATGGATTGGATAAAAATTGAAGATAGACTTCCTGAATATTATGAATATGTCCTAGTTTATGCTAGAAAAGAAGGTAATGAGCCTTCTCCAATCTCCATAGCTAGGCAATTCAAGGGAGTATGGGAAATGATGAGTGATCAAGATCAATCTAATGCCATAGCTCATGGAGATTTAACCTGGGGCATGGATGCCGAAGAAATCACTCATTGGATGCCGTTACCTGAGTCACCAGATTAAAATATGCCAACAAGTCCAAAACAGAATAAATCCTTCGTAGAGGCTACTCACAGGTTTAATATATGGGTCGGGGCTGTCAGCTCTGGTAAGACATACTCAAGCATTGAACGATTCATACATGACTTGAAGAATGGCCCAAAAGGCGATGCTATGATAATAGGAGTCAACAGAACATCGATTCAACGTAATATTTTAACACATCTTTACAAACAACTAGGTTTTCCATGTCCTACGGAGAAGTCATCCAAGAGCACATTATATGGGCGAGATGTGTGGTTTGTGGGCGCACCCGATGTGAGTGCAGTCTCGACGATACAAGGATCCACTCTTGCCCTTGCTTATGTGGACGAAGCTACAAACTTACCCGAACCATTTTGGAAGATGCTGGAGAGCCGTTTACGTGTGCCTGGTGCAAAACTTTTAGCCACTTGCAACCCTGAAGGACCCGCGCATTGGCTGAAGAAGGATTACATTGATAAACCCGATCTAGATCTTGTACACTGGAATTTTAGCCTAGAGGATAACCCTACTCTTGACGCAGCATACAAACAACAGCTCAAAGCATCCTACACGGGCATGTGGTATAACAGGTATATACTCGGTGAATGGGCACTCGCACATGGTGCGATCTACGACTGCTATGATCACACCAACGAATATACGCATGAATTTCCATCTCCCGTATATTATATTGTGGGCATCGATTACGGAACAACCAACGCAACAGCTGCTGTATTATGTGCTATTTCGCCGCGTTCCTGGCCTCAAATACGAGTGGAAGCGGAATATTATTATGATTCCGCTAAGAAAGGTAGGTCAAAAACGGATCAGGAACTTGTTAGGGATATCAAGGACTTTATCGGTTATAAAAATGTCTCTGCTATATACGTCGATCCTGCAGCCGCTTCCCTCAAGATTGCCCTTAGACAGCAAGATCTTCCGGTATTGGACGCCAATAATGACGTATTACTTGGAATTAAAATCTGCTCTAAGTTTATTGGAGGAAAGAATATCGTTATCCATAAAGGATGCACAACATTAAGAGAACATATTCAATCATATGCTTGGGATTCCAAAGCAGCCGACAGAGGGAAGGACAAGCCTGTCAAAAAGAATGATCACATTTGCGACGCGCTTCGGTATGCTGTCTGTTCTGCATTTCCACAAGGCGAGTTTAGCCACCCTGATGAGAACATATCGTACGATCAACTACGTCGACAAGTATTTGGAGGCGATGATATATATTCCCAATTCAATCAAGGACTAGGGTTTTGATGTGGAATATAAAGAAAATTATGATGGGTTTAGTAAAGAGGAAATGGATGAAGTGTATCTTGCGTTAGGTTTAGATCCTGAAACAGTTCAAGGCGATTATTCAGAATCTTTTCAACATACATCTCATAAATGGAAACAAGTGGAAATAGATAATAGATTTTTTAGGGACTAGGTTTTTGACCACCATGCAATTTTCCATAAAGAAATGGCTATAAATGATAAACTCATCGTTTTAACATATTCAAAAATATATTCTATACCTGACATGATTTACTTCTTAAACCTTTCTTCTAATGAAAATAATCTATTATGGAAGTCTTTCATCTCATCATGTATAGCTTGAATCATAGCTTTTGTTTCCAACCTGTATGCTTCCAATTTATTATCCATGTGTCTCATATCGGCACGGCTTTCTGAACGATTCCACAAAAATAAAGGAATTACTAAAGCCCCATTTCCTACTATAATTCCAAATATTAAGCCTACGGTTTGTAGTATATCCATAACTTCCTCTTGTTTCCTATATTTTACCATATTGTCTCTCAGAGAGGAATACCACCAATTTATTTAAAATTAGCAATTGCAAAGCTGAATTTGGTATGATATAAAAATATTTACTTTACCTCGGTTTGCTGATGGGATCTTATGAGTCTGGCCAATATGCATTAGGCGGTGGTTATGTTGACCCTTCTGACGCTTCAAATAAAGACTTAAAACAAATGATGGATTGGTTTTACCAATCAAACTACACCCTCAATAGTACCTATTGGCTTCAGGGTGCAATAGACAAGCGTTTCAAAGTAGGTGATCAGCAACTATACAATCAATTCTATGGAAATAACTCGCAGAATGTACAAAAGTTCTTTTTCAATCTAATCAGACGACATATTAACATGATCGTGGGATACCAGAGAAAGAACCGCAAATCTACGATTACTCTTCCTGTACAAGAAAATGGCGATCCTCTTTCCGATGATTATAACAAAGCAATGAGATGGTGCGATGATAGAGATGGATTTCAAGAGTACGCATCACAAGCATTTGAAGGGGCCTGTGACACCGGGGAAACTTTGCTTCATCTTTATCCAGATTATACTTACGACGCTATTAGCGGGGATCTTTTTACTGATTGCGTTGCTTTTAACAATTATCTCATTGATAGCTACACTCGGAAGCAAGATCTTTCGGATTGTAATGGGATATGGCGACGTCGATGGACATCAAAAGAGATGGCAAAAACATTATTACCGGGATATTCCAAAGAGATAGATAAGATGAAGTCAGGAGGCATGAAAGACGGAAGGTTTCCTCTTCAAGCCGAGCTTCAGAATGTAGCTATTAATAATCTATTCACTTATGACGAATTCTACTATCGCACCACTCGTCCCGGTAAAATGATCCTAGATCCCTATACTGGCGAATCCGTCGAGTGGGAAGAAGACGAGCAAGATAGCGCAGATATGTTTAAGCGCGTCATGCAACAGCAACCATGGTTAAAAGTTAAGAAGATAGATGTTCCGACGGTTAAATTAGTCATTAGATTAGGCGATAAGATTGTCTATCATGGTGAAAATCTCCTTCGAATCGATGATTATCCTTTTGTTCCTGTGCAGTGTTATGTAGAACCAGACATCCAAGCTTACGCATGGCGTAAACAGGGGATTATACGAAACCTTAGAGATAGCCAATTCCTATACAACATGCGCAAGGTCATTGAGCTTCAGCTATTGCAATCTAGTTTAAATGCTGGTTGGATATACCCTGTGGATGTAGTGACAGATCCTAAATGTTTCCGTCAAACTAGCGGTGGTGATGGATTCTTGATACCTTTGAAAGCAGGCAGACAGCCAGGTGAAATACAACGCATCGAACCTGTTGCATTGCCTCAGTCATTAATGGAATTATCAAACTCTTTAGCGGAAGACATCACAAAAATCTCGGGTGTAAATGAGGAACTTCTCGGATCGGCCACTGATGACAAGAGTGGAATATTATCAATGCTTAGACAAGGGGCTGGACTCGTCACCTTACAAACTATATTTGATAAGATGGACTACTCACAAAGACTTTACGGCAAGATTAGGCTACAAGCTATTCGTAAGAACTTTAGTAAAGGTAAAATTCGTAACATTTTGGGACATGATGCCGACGAGCGCTTCTGGACGTCCCATAGTCAGAAATATGCGGTGGCTGTTGAAGAAGGCAATTACAGTACTACACAAAGACAGATGGAACTCCAGCAATTATTGCACTTCAAAGAATTGGGAATGGGCATCGCAGACAAGTCTATATTACGCGCAGCTTTTATCACTAACAAGCGACAAGTTATACAGGATATGGAAGAGCAGGCACAACAGCAACAGCAAGCCCAACAAGCAGAATCCGAGCAAAAAGAGAAATTGGATAATGCCAAGATTATGCAAGCTTTTAGCAAATCTAGGCTTGATATGGCCAAAATAGATGAAACATATGCGAAAGTGAACGAGCTAAATGCCAGCGCTGAACATAAGACAACGCAAAGTGAATTAGACATGGTCAAATCGATGCTAGAACTTGAGACGCTTGATTTAGACATGATACATCGATCTTGGGAAATAGCTATGGCAATTAAAGGGGCTAATGCCCCTCAACCAGTTTCGCAACAACAAACGGCAGCAGCCGGATAAGGAATAACA